CTCAATTCGAGTATGATTCTGAATTAAAAGAAATGGTTTTTGTTGGTTATAGTAATGAGGTGAAACATTGAAACGCAATGAAATTTTGGACAAGGCAAACAACTTAGTCAACGGACAGAGGGCCAAGGATTATGGGGATGCATTCGAGAACCACACGCGCATTGCAGAAGGTTGGAACATCATAGCAAAGAGTGCTTTTAGAACACACTTTGAAATAACAGAGCAACATGTTGTGTTGATGATGGACTGGGTCAAGACTGCAAGATTGTTAACGACGATGGACCATGACGATTCGTGGGTGGATAAGGCAGGGTATTCAAGTTTGGGCGGAGAGTTTTCTGAAGAGAACAGATCAGTCTCACAGATGTCCGAGTTTCTTGAAGATCTTAAAGAGGTAAAAAAGTAATGACTCAAGGTTCTCTATTCACCGGCAACGCCGACAAAGACTACCAGATCAGATCAGAAATGGAGTTGATCGATACCGATTGGAACATCCCCACCGAGTTCCCTGACCTGACAGGTTACGAACAGATTGCCGTGGACCTAGAGACTAGGGACCCCAACATTAAAACACAGGGCCCAGGTTGGGCTAGGAAAGATGGGTACATCATTGGGATCGCGGTAGCAGCCGGCGACTTCAAAGGTTACTTCCCCATGCGTCATGAGAACGGGCACAACTTAGACCCCGCCATGACTATGCGTTGGCTCAAGGCACAGATGTCTACGCCTAGTATTGACAAGATTATGCACAACGCAACCTATGATGCCGGATGGATGCGCGCCGAGGGCGTTGAGGTGCAGGGCCGTATCATTGACACTATGATAACAGGTGCATTGGTGGACGAGAACCGTTGGTCCTTTGGCCTTGACGCTATGGCAAGGGACTATGTTGGTATACGCAAGGACGAGAAGCTACTGAAGGCCGCGGCTCAAGAGTGGGGGATAGATCCCAAGGCAGAGATGTGGCAACTACCGCCCAAGTATGTCGGCGCCTATGCAGAACAGGATGCCGTAGCCACGTTGAAACTATGGCAAGCATTGAAGATACTCCTAGAAAAGCAGGACCTCTGGTCTATCTGGGAACTAGAGACAGGCTTGATACCATGCCTGTTGGACATGAGAAGCAATGGTGTGAGAGTAGACCTAGAAAAGGCTGACCGCAACAAGAAGCTTATTCAGAAACGTTCGTCAGAGTTGCGCCAAGATATTAAGAAGAGTGCCGGTGTAGATGTAGACATCTGGGCGGGTGCATCAGTAGCGAAGATGTTTGACAAGCTAGGGTTGGAGTATCCTAGGACCGACGCCGGCGCCCCTTCGTTTACCAAGTCGTACCTCAACAACCACCCGCATGAAGCCTGTCAGTCTCTGGTTAAACTACGGGAGTTCGACAAGGCAGACAGTACATTCATCGACAGCATATTGAAGCATGAACACAACGGACGGATCCACACTGAACTGCACTCTACTCGCAGGGATGAGGGGGGTACTGTCACCGGTAGATTTTCATCATCCAACCCCAACCTTCAGCAGATTCCAGCGCGCGACAAGGAGATCAAGAAGTTAATCCGCGGGTTGTTCATACCAGAAGAGGGCACCAAGTGGGGATCATTCGATTACTCAAGCCAAGAGCCGCGGTTGCTGGTACACTTTGCGGCATCTATGCCGACCAACATGCAGGACCCTGTACTCCAAACCATCGTTGAGGAGTTTAACACTGGAGATGTAGACCTTCACCAGATCGTAGCGGACCTAGCCGGCATCACACGCAAGCAAGCAAAGACTGTAAACCTTGGTATCATGTACGGCATGGGCGTAGCTAAACTCGCGAATCAGATGGCGATCACGGCAGATGAGGCCAAGACAATCATTGCAGATCACCGGTCCAAGGTTCCTTTTGTTAAACAGTTGGCTGACATTGCAAGCAAGAGGGCCGGCAAGAACGGACAGATACGGACGCTCCTAGGTAGGCTGTGTCGCTTTGATATGTGGGAGCCATCGACCTTCGGGTATAATAAACCTCTGCCCATAGAAGAAGCAGAGGCGGAGTACGGGGGCATGGGGCAGTTGCGTCGGGCCTTTACATACAAGGCATTGAACCGGTTGATCCAAGGATCAGCAGCCGATCAGACTAAGAAAGCGATGCTCGATTGTTATAACGCTGGACTTACTCCTATGCTCACGGTGCATGATGAGCTATGCTTTAGCGTAGAGAACGATGAACAAGCCGATCAAATAAAAAAGATCATGGAAAAGGGTGTACCTTTAAAGGTGCCATCTAAGATAGATCAGGAACTCAAAGATAATTGGGGAGAGATTGAATGAAGATTAAAAAGTTTAAAAGCCTAGGCATAGATCAGATGCACCCCATGCAGATTGCAGCACTGATGAACCTGGTCAATACATCCTTGCGATTAGCAAGCATGATTGATGATGACATCTTGGAAGAGGTTGAAGAAGAAGCCAACGACCTTGTTCAGTTGTTTGGTGGCGTGGGCGTGAAGGTAGAAGTTACTTCCTTCTAGCCTCTACCCAAACGATTCGCTATCTCCTGAGTAGCAGGGTCTCCTCCAATAAGAACGGGAGAAAATGTAGGAGAAGCCGCAGTTGGAAACACTGGAGCATTTGCTGGAGATAAGTTACCTTGAACCACAGGTTTAGGAACAAAAGGTTTAGGGACAAAAGGAGCCGCAGGACGAGGATTACGAACTTGGCTTGGTCCATCATCAGGGGCTAAAGGTGTTGCTCTTAACTGTTCGCGAAGTGCGTTTATCTCAGCGCGTGGATACTTGTCCAAGATACCTGCATTACGCATGTCTTGAAAATTCTTTTTAGATGGCTTGAAAGGTTGAAACTCTCCGCGCATAATCCCGTTGATCCCGCCGATCCCCTCTTTTTTAAACACCCTTCGGATCTCTGGATCAGACATCCCCATTGTTCGAAGGTCCTCAACCATCTGATAATACTCACGGTCTACACGCAACTTAGCCTCGTTTGCCTCTACAAACTTATTGTACAAAGTTCTTGAGCCTGCGTTCTCGTCATCAACGACCTTGTTAAACATTCTTTTTGCGTCTGTCTGAGCGCGTTGCATGCGGAACCCACCATATTCTAACCCTCTTTTTGGGTCGAACTCTAACGGTGTAACGCCTGTCATCTGACGTGCCATCTCACCCATGAATGTGCGCTCACGGCCCATCTTATCTTTGTAACTAATAGGACCATCCTCTGTCCCAACAACACCACGCAAGAACCGGCTAGGCTCGATGCCACCACTGGTAATGTTAATAGGAACCATGCCTGGCATCAGAGTGTCTGCTACATGCAGCATCATCTTAACACCCTTAGTCCCACCAGAATCCTGTGGGTTGTAAACCTCTGCGCCCGTAGCCGTCCGGCCACCCCTAAAGGTTATGTCTGTAATGGCCTCAGTAAGCATAGCTTCTGACATAAAAGGCTCTAAAAATTCTTTTACAGTGTTGCCAACAATACCAAAGAACGCCTGACCTGGGTCCTTGCCTTCCTTAATAGCGTCGTCCGCTTCGTTAATTGCACGGTTTGCAAACCTAGAAAGAACGTCATAGGGATTAGATGTACTGAAGTTAAAGTATTTAATCTTTCCATCTTCTGTTCTGCCTGTTGGAATTAAGACAGCGCCCTTCTCCCACGGCGCAGCAAACGAACGTTGATAGGCTTCCATCTCTTCTCGGCCAACACCAGATACAGCATACCCCAACTCTAGTGCAGCGGCTGGGACAACGGCTGTAGTGGTAGCAAACCCTAACAAGCGTTGACGCCCTCTTGATTGTACCCCAGGAATATCAGACGCCATATCGTCGAGCCCCTGTTTGACGATGTTAAAACCGGTACGCATCATCTCCGCAGGAAAGGTAATAAAGTTACCTACTGGAAGCTTACGTCCTATCTTAATAAGATCCGAAGCACCCTTGTTGTAGTTTGGTACAGTGTCTCTAACAATCTGCCCAGCGCGATCCTTGATAAGTTCGTCAATCATATCCTGATCAAACTCACCTCGGTTAAGCTTTTCGTTTCTTGAAACAGCAGAACTTGCTGAGTTTTCTAATCCGAGGTCTTGCCCATTTTTTGTTAGATACTTTACCTGTTGTTCTGGTGTGGCATCCTTCAACATGTTTCGTATCTTGGATTGCTCTGCATTGTAGCTAAAGTATTTCCAGTAGTCATCGGACCCTTGATATAAATCCTCCATAAACTTAGCGCCTTTGGCAACCTTGCTCTTTGCAGCGGCTTCACCAAGTGTAGCTTCAATAAAGTTTTTAGGTTCTTTAGCGTAAAGGTTGAGGCCCTTGTTCAACGTGTCTTGGATCTCCCGCAACTCAGCGTTGGTCCCCATGACCCCCCGCTTCTGCGCGTCAGCTAGATCATTAAACAAAGCATCGTCACCTTTGTTAGCAATGTTTGCGTGAACAGCCTTAAAAGAATCTCTTAGGTTACCACCTCGACCAATTATAGGTACGTTGCCGTTGGCTGTAGCAAACGTAACCGCCGTTGTGAAGTTACGAACCTGAGTGATAGGAGACAGAACAGTCTTGGAGTATTGAGATATACCTTTTCCTTTTAAGAGAGTTCCTACTATAGCATTAGCAGCCTTACCTCCAATGCTATCCTCGGCTAAAACTTGATTAGATAGGTTTTTGTATACACCTTCTGGAACATAGAACCCATCTAGTTCACCCCAACTAGAACCTGGTCCAACTATATCTTTAACACCATCTGTTTGAACGATCTCGCCTTGAGTATCTATCTTGCCAATGCCACTAGGCTTTCCGTCGTCTCCAAGTTTTACAAAACCACGAGTTTCTAAACCTGTTTTCTGTGCGTCTGTAAGGTTCTTGCCGTTTACAAAAAACTTTCCAATACCAGAGTTCTCGTTTGCAAGCTTGGCAACTGTTCCAAAGTAATCGTCTACAGCAGTAAACTGTGCTAGATCAGCGATCGTTCCAAGGTACGCTTCACGAGGGTCTTTGACTTCACCCAGCAAAGCTCTCAACGGATCTGGTACGTTTTTTCTTGTCTGAAACATACCTGTTTCCAAACGATCAGTAGCAACACGTCCGCCACCAAACTTCTTCCGGCTTTCAATACTGTAACGACCGAGAAAGTTTTCTCGTGCTAATCGAGCAACCTCTGGTGTAACCTTGCTGCCTATCTCTATTTTAAAATCTTTACCTGCGCCAACCTTAGTCAGCCCATTTTTAGATAAGAAGTCATCGTTGAATACGCCGTCAATATCTTTACGAGCGGCCTCGGTTAACTCTTTTGCTGTAGCTCTGCGGCTTCCTACAAAGAAATCATCCGCAGCTTTAATTGATTCGTCAGTGGGAACATACTTAGAATCTTCAAAGATCTTGTACCTACGACGAAGGTATGTGTTAATGTTTCTTTCAATCATATCGTTGACGTTCTTACCGTCTTTTGTATACTTCGCTTCTTTTAAAAAGTTACTGTTTAACACATCGTTACTAAGCTCATCGATGTGAGTTCGCATACGCATAGCACCTTGCCGCACATTCTTAGGCAGTTCGCCTAGCACACGTTTCTTAACACCCTCATCAGCTTCGGTCAGGTAACTTTCAACTCTGTTCATGATGCCAACCTTATCAAGGTTGCCTTCGCCTTCTGGTAGTTTTTTTACAAAGCCGTCGATCTCAGTATCTAAATCTTTAAGAATCCTGTCAGCTTTCTTTATCTGAATCTGCACTTGCCCGTCCATTAACAGGCGCTTCTCTGAGACCTGCCCAGGCAAGTACCCACGGTAACGGCTAAATGCGATTGCGTCTGCCGCAAATGATTTAAACTTACCTAACTCTTCGGCGCTGTTAGGTTTAGCAAACAATCTACGATCTAAGAGGTTGTCTATAGTTTTGGTGGCGTTATCAATTTTTTTATTAGTTGCTTGAGCAATATTCTTAGTAATCTTAGCATCACCAATAGTTTTCCCTGCAAGCCCAAGACCAGCCTGTGCTACACCACCAATGCCTGTAGCTTCTACACCAATTTTTAACCTGTTGCCTAAACGCGCCAATGCTTTTTCTCGTCCAGCTAAACCAACTAGGTCACTGGTTTGAGTAGGACCCATGTCCACCCAGTCACCAATTGTAGTCATGTCGTCTGTTGACACTGCCGCATCTGCAACACCCGCCGCAGCAATCTCCTTGCCAGCTAGTGAAAATCTTTCTGCTCTAGTCAAAGGTGTCTTGGACAATCCTCTAGCGGCACGTCCTGCCATTGTTAAAGCTTTTGCGCCTTTAGCAGCTAGTCCACCAGGAACAACAAACTGTGTAATGATCTCTGCGCCTTTTCCGACAATGCCCTCTGGGTCTAACCCTAGTGCATCACGAGTAGCTTCCGCCGCCTGTGTTACCTTGTCCCCATAGTCCGTATCAGCGGCTAGATCTACAGCTAACGCACCGAGACCAACGACCCCTTCAACTGCACCAATAACACCAGAAGCAATGCCTTCTCCGAGTTCACCTATTAAAGTGTCATCATAGAATTGCTTGCCGTCGTCCGGCTCTACAGGTTTCGGTACAAAAGGTTTCGGTGTGAACGTTTCTTGTGTTGGAGACCCTACGAGTTTAGGAACGAAAGATGTATTGTCGGCCATGTTTGGCTCCTAAACGTTTTGAACTTCAAATGTTTGCCCGTCTAAAGTGTACGTTGTTTCTCCAGCTTTTTTGGCGGCATCGTTGGCTGCTACATGTAACGTAGTATCAACTGCGGGTGGCGGGGCTCCAGTGCTAGTAGTCGGGGCTCCTCCAGCGCGAAGGTTGTCATAGTAAGGTTTTAATACTGCGGTAGCTTGTGCCCATGCTTCTTCTAAAGGAATTTGATTAGCAGTCATTATCTTTCCGGCTAAATCCCTAATAGCATCAGCCTCTTGTTCTAGTGGGGACATCTTCGTGCCGCCGGCCCCTGTTCCTGATGACGCCGCCGCCGCAATAGCACGAGCGTTCTCAGTCTTCTTCATCTCTCCAAGACCTACCAACATTCCATTAGCAACGTTTACCGAAGCCCGTGGGCTTGTGCCTGCGGCAATAGCAAACCCTGTTATAGCTTGATTGATCGAGTCTAGCTTCTGTTGTGTGTTAATCTTCTTACCAAAAGTCTTTTGAGCAACCCTGCCCATCTCCTTACTCATGCTCTTAGCGGATGGATCTCCACCCATGTAAGACGCAAGTATGCGAGACTTCTCTTCACTTGATATGTTTGTATCACCGATCAGCGCGCCGATCTGTTTCATTGCCGCCGTTAACTCTGGAGCTTTATCACCTACGTTTGCCTCAGTAAACGGAGACTTAAACGGCATCTTCCCGCTCAAAGTATCCCCTGCCAGACGAGCGGCTTGAGCCTGCGTCATCTCTTTTAAGTTAATCATCTGTGGCTCTGGACGCTCCACAAGAGTGCCGGCCTTCTGAGTCACGTCAATGCCCAGCATATTTGTACGAGCCCGTTCCGCTGGTGATGCTGTGTTCGCAGCCAACCTTGCTTGAGTGTCTGGATCGTTAATCAATCCGCCCAACGCAAACGCAGGACGGCCGTTCTGAGCCAATGGATTAAGCGACGGTGCTGGCTGTGGTGCCGGTTGCATAGGTGGTTGTGGCGCAGGTTGAGGTGGAGGTGGTGCCGGTTGTGGTTGTGGTGGTGCCATGGGTGGTGGTGCCATAGGAGGTGCCATCATAGGTGGTGCCATGGGTTGAGCCATCATAGGTGGACGAGGGTTAGCAGACATTATGCCAGCCGTCATAGGTGGACGTGGTCTATCAATTGTTTGAATTGAGTTCCTAGCCTCACGCAACAATGGTTCGCTTGAGGCCATTATGCCACCAAGACTACGAAGCTTATCCCTAGCTTG